AATTGTTCCGTTGTCGGCACAAACGGCACGCGGCCCGCAATCGGGTTAGGCCAGCCTCCCTTGATGTTATCTCTGAAAAGCTGTTCGGTGCGGTCGATCTGCTGCAAAAGCGAACGCAGCTTGGTTACGCGCTGGTCGTCTTTTTGCGTTGCGCCAGCGGCAGGCTTCGGCGCGGCCTGAACGGTCTTAATTTCGCCAAGACCATTGACCTGATAAACGCCGCCTTCCGGCAGGCCCATCGACTGCGCTTCTTGAGCCGAAACTGTTCTGAAGGTCGCCGCAGCCGCCGTCCGTTCCGCTGCTGCTGCCGCACGCGCATCTGCGTTTGCCGATATTGTGGCTGCTGCGTCAGCCCGACGTTCGCTAGGCGGTGCATCGCCAAGCACGCGGACGGTCTGGCGCGGCTGCGTAGGCGCGGGAACGGGCGCAGGCTGCTGTGCGGATGCGCCGCCAATGATCGGGTCAGACTGCCAAGCCTGCATTACTGTTTCCTCCGTGATGTGCCATCAGGGGCAACGTATGCCGCGCCAGAAGGCAGCATCGCGTATTCCTCATCGCTGGTAATCGGCACGGCTAAGCCCTTGCTTGTCGCAAACCGGATTGCCCCTTGCAGGCCAAGGGTCTGAACGTCCGCTTGCCAAATATCGGCAGGCACAACGCCCACGCTTGCGCTTTGCCCACCACTCGGCGGCGCGGGCGGTGTGGTTGCCGATGGTGCAGGGGCGACCTCGGGGAAAACAAGGATCGGGCGACCTTGCGCGTCGGTGCTTTCGCGCGCAAACGTCATGCGGGTGAACTCTTGCAAAGCCTCATTGTAGCCCGGTGCGTTCGGGTCGGTGTAGCCAAATGCCCGCATCGCCTTCGCGATGCGATCCATCTTCTCGGGGTCTTTGGCAGCGTCCAAGATCATTAACTGACCCTTGGCCCAATTCGGGTCAAACTGATCGGGGACGCGGCTCATGTCGTAGCCTGCCGCCGTGCCAGCCTGACGCGCCGCGGCCCACTGCTCTGGGCTTTGCGCCGCCTGCTGCAAAAGAGGGCGAAACTTTTCTAGCCCGTCAATGCCAGCCTTTGCCTGCGCCTCTTGCTGCTGCGCTTGCACAATCTCTTGCCGCTGCTGCATCAGCGCGTTTTCTTGCTTTTGCTGCCGAACCATCTGGCCCAACTGCAAGCCCGTCGAAAGCGCGTTCTGAAACCCGCCTGCTGCTCCTGGCCCCCAATTCATCGGCCCATCCCCAAGAAGCCGCCGCCAACCGTTCCGAGCATATTGGCTAGCGGGTTTTGCCGACCTAGCTGCGCGTTCATCTGGTTCTGCGCGTTTAGGTTGTTCGATCCAATCACAGTCCCCGCGTAGTTCTGGCCCACACCGGCAAGCGCCGATGCACCGCCAGCGCCAACCGCTTGCTGGTTGCCGAGCGCGTTGATGTAGTTGCCGAACTCGTTAGACGCGAAGTTCTGCCCGTAATCGGTAATCCCGCGCATGGCTGCGCCCGATTGAAGCCCGCCGATCCCCGCGTAAGTGCTGCCAACCGCGTCCAATCCCTCGCCAAGGCGGAACTGATAGCCGGTCGAATTGCGGAAGTTGTCAAAAGCCGCGTTCTGTGCCTGTTGGCCGGTTTGCGTCGGCATTTGCCCCATCGTGTTGTTCGTGGCGTTTATCATGCCGCCGTCCATTGTGCCGGTGCTAACAAACCCGTCACCGATGCCATATGGCATACCCGCGCCGGCATAGCCCGCAGGGCTGTAACCGCCGAACTGCGTCATGGCGTTCGGGTCAACCTGCGCAGGCCCGCCCATTTCCTGCGAACCGCCAAGCCCGAGCAGCGCGTTGATCTGGTTGCCCGCCACGTTGCCGCGATTGACGAACGGCGACAGCGTTTGCCTGTTCTGCCCGTAGATGTCGCGGGCAAGCGCGTTGTTTGACGCGGTGGTGTCCTGCGAAGTCCGCGCTGCTCGCTTTGATGCCTTGTTGCTCGAAATAGCAGACGCGCCAGCGCCAAGCGCCGCCGCACCAAGGGCAAGCCCTGTGACCAATCCCATCAGCCAATATCCTTTATGAATTGCATTTCGCAAGGCGCATAACCCAAACGCCCATAGAGCCGCTGTGTGCGCTCCATGCCGTCCATTGCCACCATCACCGACTTAGTTGCCCCACGGGCCTCTGCTTGCGCTTCAGCGGCTTTCAGGAGCGCCAACCCCTGACCGTCCTCGGCGCGCCAGAACAATTCCGCGAACAGTCGCGCATTCCGATTGAACGGGTGCGCCGCAACATACCCGCCGATCATCCCGCGCTCGCTTACCAGAACAATCCCGTCATCCGACAGGATCAGCCCTTCGAGCATTTCCGCCACGCTATCGTCATCCCAACCGACGCGGGCAGTCACGCCTGCCTCGTCAGCGAAAGCCTTTCCCATCTCCAACAGCGCCGGAATATCGCCTAGCGTTGCAGGGCGGATCATGGCTCTAGCCTGTCCGTGTAACTGTCACCGAACACCGGATCGACTTCCGTGAATGTCTCGGCAACCGCAGCCGATACCGCTTCAACCTGCGCAACCGCAGAAACCGCCGTATCGTTCGCCGCCTGTGCAAGTGCCTCTGCTGCAGTCAACCGCGCCAGAATAGCCGACAGGTCGTCAACGCGCTGGTTCACCGCTTCAAACGCGGCCTCGATCCCCTCCATCGTGCGCTGCCAGATTAACTGGAACCGGAGGTCAACCTCGTCGCCGTTCATCAGCTTGTCGAACCGCCGCAAGCGATCCAGCTTCGGAACCGCAGCCAAGCCCGAAACTGCCGTGTCCCGCACCGATGTGACGCTGCCTGCCGAATAGACAAGACGCGCCGGAACCAAGCGCCATTGCCGCAGCGTCCCGCCGCTAAATGTCAGCGCGCCGGGAACCGTAATATCAGGCACCAATCCAAGTCCCGTTAGCGGTTTCGGTGTTGCCGTTCGCAATCACCGCCGAAACTCCGAAGTCGGCATAAGCGATAAGGTTCTTGCTCGCCGCCGTGTCGTTATACAGCACCGCATAACGGTTAGCCGCTATGTCGCCGCCAGAGGCCGTCCAGGACACGCCAGACAGGATTAGGGTATAGACCCCGCCCGTCTGCGAAGATGACGCCACAGTGGCCGTCACGCCGCCCGCAACGTAGCCATTGCCTGCCGCGATCTGGGTGATGTTCGCCAGCACTGTGTTAGCCGACTTGCTCGGCGCGGTATTGGTGAGCGCAACCTTGAGCGTGTTCGATGCAAGGTTGTGGATGCCTTCCGCCGCAGCTTCGGGGAAGGCGTCGAAAATGGTTACGGTTGCCACTAAACTCTCCCGCCGAACGGCTCATTGACGAAAATACCTGACGCGCGAAGCGGCACTGGGTCAGTCAATCTGATGTCACACATAAAGCCGGGGGCCGAGGCCATCCCCAAGGCTCGCCATTCCACCCGCTTGCGATACTCGCCTTGCAAGCCCAATTGAGTGCCTTTCCAAAGCCCCCAAGTCTGGCCCGCATCGCGTGACATGCGCATTTCGATGATCGGGTCGGCATAATCCCCGCTCAAGAAACCCGTCTGGCCTGGGTTGCACCGCAGCCGCAGGTTGTAAATCGGCACCCCGCCGCCATTGATAGGCAGCCCGCCTCTGAAACGCCGTTCCAGAACCCCACCCAATTCGAGATAATCATCACCAAAGGCCAGCGTCTTGCCGTCCCCCGAACCGAACACGCCCGCCGCGTGACAGGTCGCGACCCAATTGCCGCCGTCAGTCTCGAATTGGCTCCAAGTGCCTGTGCGCGTGTTATACACCTGCGTTTCATCATCCATCCGGCAGGCGAGGAACTCGGTGCCGTCGATGAAGAAGTTGAACAGGCTTGCGGTTGCCGAAGCGGACAGGCGCTCTTGTATGCCAGGATTGGAAATAACGCCGTTTTCGTCGTTCAAACAAACCGTGTTCTGGTCAGTAATCCACGCGAAGCTCGAACCTAGCGTTGTTGCGCAGCCGGTCGCCCTGATACCGCGCTCAAGAACGCGCACTTCCAACGCCTGAAACGGCAGGTTATTGTCAGTCGTGTTTGGCCAGAACTCGACCGTTTCCTTGCCGAACAGGATCAGGATGTCGTCAAGAAACAGCGCGTCAAGAAGCTGGTCGGCCTCGCTTTCCGCCGTGGCAAAGTCCAATGCGTCAAACGTCTGCGCAAGCGGCGGGGTAAAGTAGAACCGCCCGCTATCGGCGCGGATCACGACAAACCGCGATGCGCCTTCCACCACCTTGATTGCGTTAAAGCTATCGGGCAGCGAAACCGTCGCAAAGGTCGTCCCGTTGTAGCTGTGCAGCGATGCCCCAGCGCAAACCAGTATGCCCGTTTCATTCCCGGCAATCGAAACCGGCCCCGAACCTGTCACCGTCCCCCGGCTAGTTGTCGCCTGATACAGCGCCGAACCGCTCACGCCGAACTGCGAGCCGGCGACCACCCCGTCACGCTTGAACAGCGCCCGCACCGGCCCTGCGCCCATATCTGCCGCCAGATCGGCAAGCCCGCGCCGCGATTGCAGCACAACGCCTTCCGATGCGGTTTCCTCCGCATACATATTGACAGCAGGCAAACCCGGTAGGTCGCCCTCGGCCCGTTCGTATGAGGACAGGCCAAAGCTAAGGGCAGGCATTAAAAATACTCGGTGGTGCGGGTTTCAGGCATATTCCGATGCTGAATTTGCACCAGACCATTGCGCGCCATTAGTGCCTCGTGTTGCGATACCTGCTCGCCGTAAAGGCTGGCAACGTCCATCAGCAGGTTGTAACGCAAAGCCGAGGCCGCATAGTCGGGGCAATAGATCACTGTTTCCGCGACAATCGGGAACGCTGCGCCAATGTCAGCGCCTCGCACGCGCCATTCTGCCACCATTGCGTTTAGCCGCTCCAGCGCGTCGGTCATCTCATCCGCGCTTGGCGTTTCGCCGTTGCCGATCACGCGCCGTAGAGCGAAAGTCACATATTCCCGCGCCGTGTGTGCGATCTGTGCCGCGCTAGCGATAATCGGCAGGTAGATCGTTTCGGTGAGCGTTTCGCCCTCGGCAGTGGTTGCCGACGCAGCGAAACTAGCGGTTTCGCCCGCCGTCCCGCCCGATATTAGGACGGAGACGCTATCCAGATCGAAAGAGCTGAGATCAATCGTCGCGCCGGTTGCCGTAATTGTTACCGAAGCCAGCGTGTCACCAGCCAACAAATCAGGCAACCAGTTATAGCGGATAACCTGCGTCGGCGTTTTGGCAGACCAGAAAATAGCCATTATCGCCCCCTTGATCTTGCTGTGCGTGCGCCGCGTGCGCTTGATACGTTGCGCGCGACAGTTGCGGATCGAGCATCGCGTAGTGGTGCAGATCGCCCAGACCGGCTAACGCCCCGCAGAACGGTAACGTTGCTTGAACCCACGACAGCGGCGAAAAACCCGTTATCGTTTGCCACCAAGGGCGGCGAGATTATTTGCGTCTGGTTGAAAACAACCGGCCCGAAGAACTGGTTGGCATTCGTGAACAGGTTCGGCGTTAGTGTTTGAACGCCCGCGCCCTGTGTAACCGTAGGCCCGAAGAACTGGTTGGCATTCGTGAACAGTGCAGGTGTTAGTGTGCGCTGTGAAGTTAAAGTCGGGCCGTAGAACGTGTTGGCATTGTCAAACCGTGTAACGCTAAGCGTTACGGTGCCGCGCGTCACTGTTGCGGCGTAGAACGTGTCTGCGTCGGTAAACAGGTCGGGCGTGAGCGTCTGCGGCCCAGAGCCTAGCGAAACAGTCGCCGCGTAGAACGTGTCGCCGTCAGTAAATAGCGTGGGCGCAAGAGTGACCGCGCCCCGCCCAACGGTGGCAGCGAAGAAGGTGTCGCCATCTGTAAACAGGTCGGGCGTTAGTGTTTGCGCGCCGCCAGCCTGCGAAACTGTAGCATCGTAGAAGGTGTTTGCGTTGGTGAACAGCGCCGGAGTAAGCGTAACCGCGCCGACCGTTACCGTAGGCGAATAGAACGTCTGATTGTTGGTGAACAGCGCAGGCGTTAAGGTTTGCGCACCGCCAATCGCCGTAACCGTAAACGTGCCACTGCTGTTGAACGTGTGAACCGTGTCAGAGCCAACGGTCGTGATCGTCCCGCCCGTGGCGGTCATCTCAGCCGTCGCGTAGCGGAGGATGACTACGCCAGAGCCGCCAGCGCCGCCTGCATTGTTGCTGCCACCGCCGCCACCGCTGCCCGTGTTGGCAGTCGCAGCAGTGCCAGCATTTCCCCCACCGCTGCCGCCGCCGCCGCCTGCTTGGCCTACACCCTCACGAGCAGCGCCCCCGCCGCCTGCATAGGTAACAGCCGAACCCGTAATGCTTGAACTAACGCCCGCGCCGCCGTCACCGCCGAGAGGCGCAATGGTTCCAGGGATACCGTTGCCGCCAACCGCCCCCGCGCCGCCCCCTCCTCCTGCGGTGAAGAACTCATTCCCAGTGCCAAGATCGCCGCCCGCGTTACCTTGCCCGGATGTGCCGGAACCGCCGGGATTGATCTCGCCATTTTCGCTAGAGCCCCCACCGCCCGAGCCCCCCGCGAGGCCCCCTTCATTGCCACCGCTTGCGCCCGCACCCCCGCCGCCGCCGCCCGTGGCAGTGATGCCGTTGAACGACGAGTTCCCGCCACTAACGCCTCGGTTGGCGTTGAGGTATCCAGCGACACCGCCTGTCCCGCCAGCACCGACCGTGACGGTGTAAGAACCTGTCGCCGTGATGGATGATGTGCCGGTGAGTAAGCCACCTGCACCGCCGCCGCCACCAACGCGCGAGAAAACACCAGCGCCACCGCCGCCACCGCCAGCGACGATCAGGTGCTGGACAGTAACCGAACCAGCCGCGCCCTGCTGCGAGAGCAGCGTTAGCAACATGGCTTAGCCCTCCAAGGTGCGGAGTTGGTTCAGCGTTGTCTGGGTCACAGTCATAGCGGCGTCGATCTGCGCAACTTGGGGAACGTCCCCAAGCGCAACAGCCGAACCGCGCAGAGAGTGCAGATGCGCAAGCCGCCGCTCACACATTGCGATGAGTTCGGGGATGTCCATCAGATCACCATTTGCCGCAGGAGGATGTTGGACGTGTTGAGCAGCATGTAGACGTAGTAGATTTCGGTCGCGCCATCCTTGTAGATCGCGTCGAAAGCCGTGTCGCCCAGCACCGCCGCGCCCTGCGGGTAAAGCATCGTCCCCCACGGGAACATTTCAGAGCGCGCGAAGTCGAAGGCGAACCAGCGGCCCGTCACTTCCTTTTGAATGTAGAGCGTGCCGCCGTGCAG